TGCTGCTTCCCAAGCTACTCCACTTCCTGTTGAAGTTAAAACTTCTCCGTCTGAGCCTTGGTCTCCGCCAACTGTTAAATTGTCTGTTTCTAGTACACCATCAATGTCTACGTTACCACTTATATCTAAAGTAGCTGCGTCTAGCTCACCTGTAATTGTTAAGTTTCTTAAACCTGTGTAATCTTTATTAGAATCTAGTATTACAGCTTTAGAAGCCACGGCTGTACCTACTGCTGTACTACCTATGTCAAGAGCATTAAGCTCTCCGACTACTGCGGTAATTCCATCTAAGGCATTAAGTTCTGCAGCAGTACTAGTAACTCCGTCTAAAATGTTTAACTCTGCTGCAGTGCTTGTGACACCATCTAGGATATTAAGTTCAGCAGCAGTTGAGGTAACTCCATCTAAGATATTTAATTCTGCTGCAGTACTACTAACTGCTGTACCATTTATAGATAAAGCATCTGTTTCTAGTGTACCGTCTATGTCGGCATCTCCACTAACATCTAAACTTCCTGTATCTAATTCACCTGACAATGTAAAGTTTCTAACACCTGTGTAGTCTTTATTAGAATCTAATATAACTGCTTTAGAAGCTACAGCAGTACCAACAGCAGTACTACCAATATCTAAAGCATTAAGCTCACCTACAACAGCAGTAATACCATCTAAGGCATTAAGCTCTGCAGGTGTAGAAGTAATTTGTGTATTACTTGCTGCAGCTAATACAGGAACTGTACCCGATACGTTAGGTAAAGTAATTGTTCTATCAGCCGTAGCATCTACAATAGTAAGTGTAGTCTCGTGTGCATCAGCAGTAGCACCTTCAAATATAACAGCGTTGTTAGCACTCATAGTAACTGAGTCTACAGTACTAAGTGTACCACTAACAGAAATATTAGTAGCAGAAAGAGTTCCTGTGCTTGGATTATATTTTAAATCACCATCTGATTCTAAACCTAAGTTACCACCATCTAAGTCTCCACCGGCTGTAAAAATAAGTGCGTTGTTTTCGTTTGTGTTTTCGTTGTCTGTAATTGTAACAGTTGTAGCTAGTGCTGCTGTGCCTGTTGTATCTTGGTTAAGTGTACCAACTGTGAAGTCTAAAGTATTATCTGCATCTTGATAAGCTACTGCAATTCCTGATTCAGTATTACTTGTAACCATAGCACCTACAGTATCAGAAATAGTTTCTGCTAAAGTAACTCCTGCTATTGTTATAGCATCAGCTTCTAATGTTCCGTCTATGTCTGCGTTACCTGAGATATCAAGTGTAGCTGCATCAAGTTCACCAGAGATTGTAATATTTCTACCACCTGTAATATCTATGTTTGCATCAGCTATAAGAACTTTACTTGCAATGACTGTGCCATTTGTAATGCCATCTATAAGGTTAATATCTGCTGCACTTGCAGTAACTGCTGTACCATTTAAAGATAGTGCGTCTGTTTCAAGCGTACCATCTATGTCTACGTTTCCTGATATATCTAAACTAGCTGCTGTTATTTCACCACCAACTGTAAGAGTTGTAGCCATGTCAACAGCACCATCAATGTCTACAATATCTAAATTTGAAGTACCATCTATGTCTATATTACCACTAATATCTAAAGATGCTCCTGTTAAAACACCTGCAACTGCTAGTGTAGAAGCCATATCTACAGCTCCATCTATATCAACAACATCTAAATTAGTTGTTCCATCAACATCAATGTTTCCAGAAATGTCTAAACTTGTACCAGTGAGTACACCTGTAACACCTAAAGTTCCTGCAATGGTAGCATTTACATCTACGTCTAGCGTATCAATGTGTGCAGTTCCGTCTATATATAAATCTCTCCATTCTTGTGAAGAACTACCAAGGTCATATGCACCATCATCGTCAGGTATAATGTTTGAGTCTACGTCAGCACCAAATACAACATTGTCTGCTGCAGAGTCACCAAGAGTAAGCGTACCACCATTAAAGGTAGTTGTTCCTGTGACTGTTAAGTTTCCACCTACAGCTACGTTACCTGTAGTAGTTATTGAATCTATAAAAGCATCTTTAAAATATAGTGAGCTTGTTCCTAAGTCTAAGTCACTATCAGCATTAGGTACTAAAGCACCATCCTGTAGAACCATTTGTTTAGCTGCTGCACTAGAAACTTCTACATAGAACTCCCAAGTATTACTAGATACTTTTATTTTATTTAAAAAATCTAAGTCACCAATCGTATGAATGTTTCCACCTTGAGCTGTTGTTCCATCGTGTCTATGCCCAGTAGCACTAGCACTTGATGAGCTATACGCAAAAGCATTTAATAATTGATTGTATTCGTCATTGAATAAAGAAGCAGTAATAGTATCCCCGTCTGCTAATGAACTCTGTCTAGTATATGTTTGTGCCATTTGTTGTTATCTCCTGCCTGAAGGTATGTAGTCTACGTATAGACCATTAATTGTATAGGGTGATTTTGTATCATCACTTATAAAAGTAAAATTGTTACTGTGTCCACTTCCCTGTAAAGGTACTCTAATAAGAGGATTGTTACTTCCTCCAAAAACTGTTGCTGCAAATTCTCCTTCACCAAATATAGCCGGAGCATTTATTACACCTAAATCAACTACACTAGAAGGTTGTGGTACGTTACGATTTCCATAATCAAATCTAATTCTTACATTTGGTTCTACTACACCTTCTGCTGCTGCAGAAACTTTCATATAGTGTAAAGTTTTTAATGTTCCTAAATCTCCGTAATCATAATCGGGTGTTGCGTAACGAGCTAAAATATTTGTACCATCAAAAGAATTTCCTGAATCGTGTGTGTATACATAACCATTCGTATTCCCGTGGAAGTATTCTTCAACACCTGATTCATTAAATGCAGAACCTATTTCTGTAACTTCTAATCCTCTTGTTTCAGACCACTCAAAACCATTAGGTCTTAGTGTTCCTATTATACCACGTTGTTGATTTTCATCTGTAAGAATGTCTGAGTAAAATAATCTATACTGAGACTTGTCTCTTATTACAACACTACTAATAACATATTGATTAATTGTACTAGCTAAAGCTGTAAGCAAAGGTTGTATAGCTTTACTAACTGTACCTAACTCAACGTCACCAATTCTTGCTGTACCTGCTATTGTTCTTAATCCATCGGGTGCTAAAAATATTAAGTCACCACCAATCTCTTGAATACTATAACCACTCATGCAACCTACGTTCTCGGCTACAGGTACTACAGCTATTGTTGAAGTATTATTTATATTTATAAGTTTATAAATACTGTTCTCACAGAATATAAATAAATCCTCACGGAAACCTCTAATACCTACAATCTGGTCAGATATAACTATTGCTCCTGAACCACTAGAACTAAAGTCATCTATATCATTATTAACACTATAGTAGACTGTATTAAGATTATCTTCTACTCCTGCAGCAATTAAATGATTATCGTGTATTGTAACATGTGTAACGTGCTTTGTACTATTGACTGTTATTTCAGCACCAAAAAAAGTACGAGTATTAATATTTGCACCAGTACCTTCCATTCTAAAAGCATAAGGTTTATTAGCTCCATCGGCTATTACAATCGTACCATAATCGTCAGTAGCTGCTTCGTATAAAGCAAAACTTATTTGCCCTTGTCCTGTTCTAGCTAAAGCACTACGTCCTGTAAAAGCTGTGTGGTCATCTCCACCACCGGCAACAGAACTTCTGCTTACGTTTAACCAACTGTTTCCATCTTGACTAAAGAAAATTCCAGTACTTGCACAGGCTATAACACCATCTGCGTAAGGAATAACTCCTAGTATATTTGTTGTGCTGCCTGTAACTTTAGCACTTCCAAACTGAGTAAATCCATTAATACGTCTGTATCCACCCTCAATAGAAACTTCAAAGTTACGAAGCTCCTGAGCAACTCCCGGAGTTTTAAGAAGGTCTATAGCATTAGAAGACTTGACTAGTCCACCTGAACATGCTACTGTATAAGGTTGTGATGCAGGCATTCTTAGAAGTATCTCCTATCATCCGATATATAAGCCGGAGTAGGATTAATTAAATTAGACTTCATATGCTTCATTCCTTTTTTATAATCGTCTAAAGCAAATGCTGCTTGTTGTGGGCTATCTTTAAACTGCCACACGTAATATCTAGTTCTTGCTGTTATTACATTAGAGTACTGGTCAGGGAATGTTATTTCATCTCCGTGAGCTGATAGAGCTGTAGGTTTGTCAAATGCATAAAAATGCACATTGTAAACTTTATCAGGTATAGGACTTAAACCAAACTTGCGATGATCAGGACTTCTAATAATATAATTAGGTTCTCCCCAATTTTGAGAATCTGCATCATCAGCATTTTCTAAGTCTCGTAAATAACTTTTCCAATCTTCTAATGTAATAAAAGTTAAACCACTTGAAACATAAGGTGCTGTTTCTCCGTTAACTCCTATTGTAGTAATATAAAAATCATCCCAATCAAGAGATGAATAATCAGTAGTTATACTAGAACTTCCTGATTTAATTGTGTACCATCTAGTTCCTGCTACACTTGCTACAGTAACATTACCATAGAAAGGGTCTGTACCTCCACTAGGAGCTACTGCAAAGAAAGGTAGTTGTGGTTCTTCATTTGCTATATCATTAATTGATTTGTTAATAGAATTTTTTACAAAACTTTGAATACCTTGTGAACTTGGAAAAGTTGCTGAAGTTAATTCAATTTCGTTTAGTTCTCTAAGAACATCGTTTGTTAATGTTAAAAATGAAGTTGCCATTATTTTTTACCTTTAGCTTTTTTCTTAGCTGTTTTACTTAAGTCTTTAAAGTGAAATAATTTCACACTTGTTTTAGTGTGTGATTTATTTGTATGTAAAGTACCATCAGCCATTTTATGAGAACTGCCTTTATGTTCAGTTCCATCTTTTTTGTAATGTGCTACACCTTTCATATTAGCAAGGCTTTGCTTTAGGCATAGCGTCTCCACCTGCACTATATGCAGCTCTACCACCATACATCATTTTCTTTTTGGCTTTACCACCATCCATCATTTTTTTCTTTTTATCTTGTCCGTACATTTGTTTTCCTTTTTTTTAATTAAAGTGTAAGGGAGAAGCGAACATAAAATTCCTTCCCCACTTACGAATCGGTACTAGTTAATTCCTAGACTGTATTACTAACCCACTTGAGTTGTTGTAATAGCGTCTTGAACTTTACAGTGTCCATTCAGATACCAATTAGTGCCATCACACCATACATGGACAAAATCTCCATGAAGGGCTTTATTAGCTACTAATGATATAGTATCTGCGTCTTCAACAAATGCTACACTTCCTGCTGCATCTTCTGCTGACGATATACTACCTACAATAATATTAGCACTTGATGTGGTAACTATTGTATGAGTACCTGTCGGAACTGTTCCTCCAACGTAAAACCAAAACTCTAATCCTGCTGCGGGCAGAGGAAGAGTTGAGACTTTAGCGGCTGCTATGTTCATAACAAAGCGAGTGCCTGACTCTGCTGCAGTAATTACATTAGTTGCAACTACTACTTCAACGTCTGAAGGTTTCTGAATTTTCTCAGCTAATACTCGAACATCAACTGTTCTTGCTGAGTTACGTCCAGTATCTCTTATATTTTCGATTGTCATATTATTTACTCCTATAAACTTTATGAGTTAAACAAAGAGGAGGAGTCCAAAGACTCCCCCAAGTTTTAAGTGTTAGTCTATTCCGTAGAATGCACCAACAAGGGCTTCGTCTCTAAGTACTTTCGCACCAAAGACATGAAGTCCTCTCACAATGTCACCAAACGATGTTGGATCTCTCAACACTTCTGTTGATAGGATTGTGTTAGCAGTAGCAGTAGAAGACATGTGACCTGCCAAACATTTTCCTGCAGCATTAGATGCAGCAGCAATGTTGTTTGATTTGTACATATCAAATCCACGAAGTTTTCCACTAGAAACTAGTCCGTTTCTAATTGAACCTTGTCCACCATTATAGTCGACAGATAACAATTTAGAAGCTGACTGTCCTAGAACTTCATAGAAATCAGGACTTGCAACAAACCAACGACCTTCTTCAGGTACGTTTTGTTCGTCTAATAGTCTTGACATTCTACCCATAAGGTCTAGAGGGTCGTGTTCGCTAGAACCAAAACCTATGTCTAGTCCACCTGTGCCATCAAAAGTTCCTGCTGATAAATCAACAGCACTATCAGAACCTAACACGTGGTTAGGTGATGAAGCAGATAAACCTGCAAACATAGTTACAAGTACAGCAGCATCATAAGCATCTTTCAATGCATAGGCAGCAGAACTTGAAGCAACTTCTTTAAAGTTGACATGTGACATATTAGTTTCAATATCATCTACGATGAATTTAAAAGCATTAGCACTATCAACTACTAAAGATGTTTCAGCATCTGTAAGTCTAGTTTCAGTTGTATCGGCATTTCTTACGTAGGCTTCTACGGAAATGACGGGTTCTTTTATTATTTTTACTGAGTCTCCGAAAGCAGATATCTCACCGGAATAATCGGTGTTTGTTATAGCTTCAATTACCGAGGCTTTTCTAAAAAAGTTTAAAACCTTTTTAGAGTAAACCGAAGGTAAAAAGAAACTATTAGTTTGTCCTGCAACGGAGTTCGCAAAGTTTGCGTTGGTATCAGTACTTGGTTCAAAAAATTGAGCCATGATTTTCTCCTTTGATTATAGTTTATTAATTAAACTATATAGTTTATTTTACAATTCTGCCGTGTTGCATTGCTTCGCTGATTTCACTTTCGTATTTATCAAACTCCGCTACGCTCATGGCAGAAATTTCCCTTTCTGACCAAACTTTTTCTTGCTTTGAATTTACACTAGTTGTTTTAGTGGAAACCATATCAGCAGCAGATTGCTTGGTCGGTTTTGAATTTGACTGTTTCTTATTAGAAGCTGCAATTCCAAAATCTTTTTTAAACAAATCAAGAGCACGAGAAGCTAGATCAGCATCATCAGTATTTCCTAGTATCCATTGTTGAATAGACTCAGGCTGTTCCTGTGTCCAATCTTGAAAGGTATCACTATTTTTGATATCTTCAAAATCAGGATGATTCTCCGCTAACCTTTTTAAAGCGTCTTGTTGCATTAAATGTTGTTCTCTTTCTTGGAGTTGACTAAGACGTTCTTCTAGAACTTTTGCCTTAGATTCACTTTGTAAGTGAGCTACAGTTTCTACAACTTCGTACACATCAGGATATTCTTGTTTAAATGCTTCAAGTTCTTCAGGAGACTTTGGAGTATTATATTCAGTTCTATTTTTAGTAGCTTCTTCTAATAACTCTTGTTCTCTAGTTTTAAATTCATTTAATCTAGAATCATAATGTTTCTTTAAATCATCGTATCGTTTTTTATAGTTAGGACGTTTGTAAGGTTTATCCTCACTTACTTCTTCTTCTACTTCTTCTACACTTTCAGGTTCTGCTCTCGCTTCACTTTCAGGTGTAAAAAACAAACTATCTGATGATACAAAAGGTTTTTCTTCTACTTCGTGCCAATCTTTTTTTGAATTATAAGGATTAGCTTCTTCTTCTTTTAAGACTTGTTCAGTCATTTTCTTTCTCCTACTCAGGGCTTCATTCACAAGGTAGCTCTATGTCGACTAGAGGGCTTGTCTGTAAAGGTAGCCTTTCGGTTGTTGTTTGATAGAGTGCCTAATATTTTAGGGT